GCTCGTATAGTTTATTCATACACGGAAGATCCAAATTTTGAAGACATATATTATGTAGGAGAAGTTAAAGCTATAACTATAGCTGAGTTAAAAAAACAATTTCCAAATATACCAGACGAAGAACTTCAAAAAATACAAAACATGCCGGGTAATTCTCAGTATGTTACTGGCTGGGCGAACTATGATCAGAACACTGTGCAAGTAATGTACTTTGAATACAAAACTTATATTGATCAAGTATTTAAAATAAAGAAAACAGATCAAGGTTTAGAAAAGACATTAGAAAAACCAGACACATTTAATCCGCCAGAAAACGACAACTTCGATAGAGTTTCTAGGTCTATAGAAGTTTTATACACTGGTGCTAAAGTTCTTGGTAATAATTACATGCTGGAGTGGAAGATGGCAGAGAATATGACCAGACCTACAGCTGATACAACTAAAGTAGATATGAATTACTGTATATCTGCACCTAGAATGTATAAAGGTCGTATAGAATCTTTAGTGAGTAAAATTACTGGATTTGCTGATATGATTCAATTAACACATTTAAAGCTACAGCAAGTAATGTCTAGAATAGTACCAGACGGTGTGTTTTTAGATATGGATGGATTAGCTGAAGTTGATTTAGGTAATGGCACAAACTACAACCCAGCAGAAGCTTTAAATATGTACTTTCAAACAGGTTCTATTGTTGGTAGATCACTAACACAAGATGGTGAATTAAATAGGGGTAAAGTACCTATTCAAGAATTATCATCGTCATCTGGTCAAGCTAAAATACAAAGTTTAATTGGTACATACCAATACTATCTACAAATGATAAGAGATGTTACTGGTTTAAACGAGGCAAGAGATGGTAGTGCTCCAGATAAAGATGCTTTACTTGGATTACAAAAAATGGCGGCCAATGCCTCTAATACAGCTACAAAGCATTTATTAGAGTCGTTGTTGTACTTAACAGTTAGAACATGTGAAAATATAAGTTTAAAAGTTGCTGATTTAATACAAAATCCTTTAACTGAAAACTCATTAATAAACTCTATAAGTACATTTAATGTTAAAACGTTAGAAGAATTAATGAATCTACAGCTACATGATTTTGGTATTTATATACAGCTAGAGCCTGAAGAAGAAGAAAAAGCCTTGTTAGAACAAAACATACAAATGGCTTTACAAACAGGTGCTATTGCTTTGTCAGATGCTATTGACATTAGAGAGATTAAAAATAGTAAACTAGCTAATCAGTTTATAAAACTTAGACAAACTCAAAAACTACAAAGAGAGCAAGAACAGCAACAAGCTAATATTCAAGCGCAGGCTCAAGCTAACGCAGAGTCTGCAGAAAAAGCAGCTATGTTTGAAGTTCAAAAACAACAAGCTTTAACTCAGGAAAAAGTAAGTATAGAGCAAGCTAAATCTCAGTTTGAAATACAAAGAATGGAAGCTGAAGCTCAAATAAAAAGAGAGTTAATGGCTGAAGAGTTTAATTATCAAATGCAATTAGCTCAAGCAACTGCAAAAGTTCAACAGCAAAAAGAAAGTGAAATAGAAGATAGAAAAGATAAAAGAGTAAAAATACAAGGAACTCAACAATCTGAATTAATAAATCAAAGACAAAACGATTTACTACCTACTAATTTTGAGTCTGCTGGAAACGATAATCTAGATGGTTTTGGACTAGAGCAGTTTACACCTAGATAAGATTACAAACAATTATTTAATTATATTATATTATGTCAGAAACAAAAACAAATGAACCTGTTAAACAGGAAGGTGATTTTAGTTTGAAAGGAAAATCTAAAAAACCAAAACAATTATCAAAGCAAAACAACGAGATAACTAAGGTTAGTTTAAAAGAACCATTAGTTAATCTTGAGCCAGATGTAACAAAGGTAGTTATACCAAAAGAAGAAAACAATGCCATTCAAGAACAAAGCACAGAGAGCAGCGTGTTACTCGAAGAACAGCCTAAAGTGGGACTGCAAGAAGTGGGACAAGGAAACGAAGAACCCGCTGAAGATGATAAAGCGCAATTGCCGATCCAAGAGGTAACTAATGAAGAAAAACAAGAAATAGCTAAAGTAGTTAAAGAAGCTGTTAGAGATGAAAAAATATTAGGAAAACCTTTACCTGAAAACATCGAAAAATTAGTTTCTTTTATGGAAGAGACTGGTGGAACAATAGATGACTACGTTAGGTTAAACACAGACTACTCAAGCGTAAGTGAAGACGCTTTAATTAAAGAATATTATAAAAAAACAAAACCTTATCTAGAATCTGAAGACATTGATTTAATGTTAGAAGATTATACTTATGACGAAGAGCTAGATGAGGATAGAGATATACGCAAAAAGAAAATTGCGTACAAAGAAGAAGTTGCAAAAGCTAAAAACTTTTTGGAAGAAACCAAGAGTAAATATTACGACGAAATCAAGTTGAGACCCGGCGTAACTCAGGAACAACAAAAAGCTATGGATTTTTTCAACCGTTACAATGAAGATCAAGAAACAGCTAACAGACAGCATGAAGATTTTAAATCTCAAACTGATGACTATTTCAATAACGAATTCAAAGGTTTTGAATTTGATGTTAGTGGAAAAAAGTTTAGGTACGGAGTACAGGATCCAAGTAAAGTCGCAGAAGACCAGTCTAACATTAACAACTTTGTAGGAAAGTTTCTAAACAAAGAAGGTAAAGTAACAGACGCTAAAGGTTATCATAAAGCTTTGTTTATGGCATCTAATGCAGACACTATTATTAATCACTTTTACGAGCAAGGTAAATCAGACGCTACTAAAGATATTATAAGTAAGTCTAAAAATCCTAGCACACAACCTAGACAGGCACAACAAGGTGAGTTTATAAATGGTTTAAAAGTTAGATCTATAAGCGGTCAAGATTCTTCAAAATTAAGAATAAAAACAAAAAAATTTAACTAAAAAATTATTATTATGAGTTTAACTCCTCAATTTGGTGGTTTAATCCCTTCGCAGGCGCAAGAGATTTTAAACAGTAACTACCTACAATTTAACAGTAATGCAGCTGGAGCGCAGAACACAAACAGTTTTGCTCAGCAGTATTTACCAGAAATTTATGAACAAGAAGTAGAGCGTTATGGAAACAGAACGTTATCTGGATTCTTAAGAATGGTTGGCGCTGAAATGCCAATGACTTCTGATCAAGTAATTTGGTCTGAACAAAATAGACTACATATATCTTATCAAGGTGTTGGAGTAGCAAATGCTGCTGGTACGACTAGTACTATTACATTATTCGCTCCTGGAGCAGCTGGATTACAGAATGTTATCTCAATAAATGATACTATTGTGTTTTTAAATCCTGCAACAGGAGAAGAAAGCAAAGCATTAGTAACTGATTCTGGAGCTTACGCTGGATCTGGTCTTGCTGCTGGAGCAATCGTTGTACAACCTTTTGATAATGTTCAAATTGGAGCAGCACTTGCAGCAGTTGGATGTAAGGTGTTTGTATACGGTTCTCAATACCAGAAAGGTCAAAGCATGAATGGTGCTTTTGCTGTAGCTGGAGCTAATCAAGCGCGTATATCTGTTGATCCTCAATTGACTCAATATTCTAACTCTCCTATCATATTAAGAAGCCAATACGTAGTAAATGGTTCTGATATGGCACAAATTGGATGGGTAGAAGTTGCAACTGAAGATGGAACATCAGGATACTTATGGTATTTAAAAGCTGAATCTGAGACTAGATTACGTTTTGAAGACTATTTAGAAATGAGTATGGTAGAAGCTGAGTATAATCAACTACCTGCTGTACCTACTACATCTCCAGGATCTGAAGGTTTATTTGCTGCTATTCAATCACGTGGAAACGTAGAAGTAGGATTTACTGCTGCTGCTGGTTTAGACGAGTTTGATGCTATCTTGAAAAACTTAGATACTCAAGGAGCTATTGAAGAGAATATGTTATTTTTACAAAGACAAACAGCTTTGGATTTTGACGATATGTTAGCTTCTATTTCTGGCGGATATGCTGGAGGTACTGCTTTTGGATTATTTGAAAACTCTGAAGAAATGGCTTTAAATTTAGGTTTCTCTGGATTTAGAAGAGGTTCTTACGACTTCTACAAGACTGACTGGAAATACTTAAACGATGCATCTACGCGTGGAGGAATCAATGGTATAAACTCTGTTGAAGGAGTATTAGTACCTGCTGGAACTTCTACAGTTTATGATCAAGTATTAGGAACTAACATCAGAAGACCTTTCTTACACGTAAGATATAGAGCTTCTCAATCAGATGATAGAAGAATGAAATCTTGGTTGACTGGTTCTGCTGGTGGAGCACAGACATCTACTTTGGATGCTATGGAAGTAAACTTCCTATCTGAAAGATGTTTGATTACTCAAGCTGCTAACAACTTTGTATTATTCAAAGGAATCTAAGATTCAACAAATGTAATTCTTACCCTCGTTGTAACTACGGGGGTAACAATTACCCTTATATGACACTAGCCCCTTACTATTATTATTAATAGGCTATTGTCACACTTACAAACTATTTAATTATATTATATTATGGCTGCAAAAAAAGCACCAGCAAAGAAAGTTGAGGTTGCTCCTCAGCAAAAAGTAGTGGTAGAAACCCCTACAAAAAAACAACCAGCTAAACCAAGTTGGGAAATAAAAGATAGAGTATATTACTTAAAAGGAAATAAATCACCTTTAACTTTAACAATACCAGGGAAACATACAAAGAAACATTCTTTGTTATATTTTGATCCTAAAAGCGGTAAACAAAGAGAAATAAGATATGCTACAAACCAAGACTCACCACTAGTTGATGAGCAAAAAGGAGAATGCACTTTAGGGCACATTAGATTTATGGATGGAAGCTTAAAGGTTGGTAAAGAACAAAAAAACTTACAACTATTGTTAAGTTTATACCACCCATTAAAAGGAAAACTATATGATGAGTTTAGTGCGGTTGAACAAGCTGAAGATGATTTAGATATTTTGCTATTGCAAAACGATGCTGTAAACGCAGCAAGAAACATAGACATAGATCAAGCTGAAGCAATAATGAGAGTAGAGATTGGATCTGAGGTTAGTAAGATGAGTTCTAAGGAGCTTAAAAGAGATCTACTTATGTTTGCTACAAGAAATCCTGCTTTATTTATAGAGCTTGCAAATGATGAGAACGTGCATCTTAGAAATGTAGCTATTAGAGCTCAAGAAGCTGGAATAGTTGCTTTATCTCAAGATCAAAGAACGTTTACCTGGGGGTCTAATGGAAGAAAACTAATGACAGTTCCTTTCGATGAAAATCCTTATTCTGCTATGGCTGCTTATTTTAAGACTGATGAAGGTGTTGAAGTATTTAGATCTGTAGAGAAAAACTTAGATTAACATGTAATAATATATACCGGCTACACTATGTGGTCGGTTATATTATAATAAAAAAACAAAATAATGGCTATAAACGTAGATTTAGTTTATAAAACTGTGTTGCTAATACTTAATCAGCAACAAAGAGGATATATAACTCCAGATGAATTTAACAAAGTTGGTAATCAAGTGCAACAAGGAATATTCGAAAAGTATGCGAGTGACCTAAATCAACAGCTTCGAATTCCAGAAAACGACAGCGAGTATGCCAATCGAGTAACAAATCTTGAAGAAAAATTAGAATATTTTAAATTAATCGCAGCACCTACTTTTGCTGTAGATCACTTCACAACAGGTTCCTTACCTAATTTTTATAGGCTAGGTAGTGTTATATATAAAGACGCTACTTTAGTTCAAATGGTAGAGCGTAATGATTTTTATTTAATACAAAAATCTCCATTAACAGCAGCTACTACATCTCAACCTATATTTTTATACGAACAAAACAAATTGTTTGTATCTCCTTCAACTATAACTACGGACATTAAAGTATCGTACCTTAAAAAGCCAGCTCAAATAAACTGGGCATATACGGTTGGGGGCTTAGGTCAATTTCTTTATGATGCAGCTAATTCTGTTAATTTTGAAGTCCATCCATCAGAAGAGGTAGATATTGTAATGGGTATACTTTTATATTCAGGTGTTATAATACAAGACCCTACTATTATACAAGTAGCATCTCAAAAAATACAACAAGAAGACATAAACGAAAAATCATAATAAAACATGGGATTAATAACTGAAAGTAATCAACAGTACTATGCAGGCTCTCAAAGGTTTCTATCTGCAGCCGGCCTTGGTCAGTCATTTACAACTACATTTGATACTGAGTTAGTTTTAGGTAGCAGTGATCCTTTACAAACTAACTATGCTTTAAATAATTTTAAATTATATACAGCTTTACCAGGTGTTTTAACATACACTGAATACATACTACCATATACGGTTGCTAACAATATAATAACCATAAACGGAAACTTAACAGCTAACACAAGTATAGTAGTTCAATTAAAATCTTTAAACGGAGGTCAGTATGGAAATAGAGATGCCTTTGGCCAAGCCGTTGAAGACAATTATGACAGTTACTCTTACATAAAATTAAACGATATTATAAATAACTTTCAAGTAGCCTACGTGGGTACAGGTAAATTAATACCTAGCTGTAAAAGAACAGATATTATATTTCATGCTAAAAGAGGTTTGCAAGAGTTTAGTTATGACACATTAAACAGTGTAAAGTCTCAAGAATTAACTATACCACCTAGCTTAAGTGTTATTATACCTCAAGACTACGTTAACTATGTTAAAATGTCTTGGATAGATAACATGGGTATTAAAAGACCTATATACCCAGCAAACAATTTAACTATAAATCCTTATTCAACACCTCTACAAGACAATTTAGGAATACCTACTCAAGATAACTTTGGAGAAAATACAGAAGGTACTTCAATAACAGAAGAAAGATGGGCTAAAGCTAATGACAACTTAATAAATGGTAGAGATATAATAGATGATTCTGCGTTTGCTTTTGATGCTTATGGAAGATTTGACGGTTTAGATAGAAGTCTTGGTCAACAATATGGTATAGATCCACAGTATGCAAACATGAACGGTTGGTTTACTATAAATCATAGAGAAGGAAAATTTTCTTTTTCAAACGATTTAGTTGATAAGTTAATAGTTTTAGAATACATTTCTGATGGTCTTGCTTATGATTTAGAAACTAAGATACCAAAGATGGCAGAAGAAGCTCTATACGCTCATATAAGTCACGCTATAATAGCTTCTAGAATAAATCAACCTGAATATATAGTTAGAAGATTAAAGCAAGAGAGAAGCGCTAAATTAAGAAATGCTAAAATAAGATTATCTAATATTAAATTAGATGAAATAGTTCAAACAATGAGAGGTAAATCTAAATGGATTAAACACTAAAATTAAATGGCTGAAATTAAAAATACTTTTCTTAAAGGTAAAATGAATCAAGATCTTGATTCTCGTATTATTCCTAATGGTGAATATAGAGAAGCTAGAAACTTATCTATAAGTAGATCAGAAAGTTCTACAGTAGGTGAGTTTGAAAATGTTTTAGGTAATACAGCTATATCTAGTTTAACAGCCATTGGAGCATCCGCTACAACTGAAATAATTGGACAACTAATTGATGAAAATAGCAATGTAGCATACTTTTTAGCAACAGACCATAATTCTTCTGCCGGTGTTAGAGCTACTGCAGCAAATAATTGTTATATAGTTAAAGTAAATTTATCTGTAACTGTAATCACTAATCCTATAATTTTAGTTCAAGGATTCTTTTTAAATTTTAATAAAAGTTTTCCAGTAACAGGTATAAATTTAGTTGAAGATTTATTATTTTGGACTGACAATCTTAATCAACCTAGAAAAATAAACGTTGCAAGAGCTCTTGCTGATGCAACTCATTACACTACTGAAGAGCAAGTATCTGTAGCTAAATACGCTCCTTTTGAGCCTATATTAGTTATGGAAAGAGTTCAAACTAGTTTAACTGCGGCTGTAAATAACTCGGCGACTATATTAGTAGCAGACTTAACAGGAATAAAAGTAGGAGATATAATTACTAAAAAAAATAAAGTTACTGAAACTTCTATACCTGGATTAGTTACAGTTATAGGTATACCGGGGACTGCAAATACTTTAACATTATCAAACGCTATTACATTAGCAAATGCCACAGATGTTGATTTCACAAGACCTAGCATGACTAATAAGCAAGATTTTGAAATGGCTAATCATTCTTCTGGTACTGTTACCGTTGTTAATCCAGGAACGATAGGAGCTACATACAC